ACATGGTCAGAAAGGTCAACGGAATTAACCTTTACGCCGACCTTGTTATTTAGAAATACAGCCATTGGTTATTCCTCATCTTTCTTTGATACGGTTTTTGGCTTTGGTGCTACTTGCCCGACTTTTTCAAGCCAAGCCTTGTCCTCTGAAGGAACATCTATAATTTCGCTCATTTTTTAACTCCAACTTGTCATGATTGAGACGGACATCTCACTTGTAAGCATTTCACCTGCAACACCTGATAAAACAGTTGGTGCTGAGATACTGCCAACACTTATTTTTAATGTGGTTGATGCGGCTAGTTTATTAAACACACCTACAACCATATCTTCAATGCCATTTAGATTGCCTTGGTTATCTAACATTGGCACTATCATTACAATTTTAAAATTAACTTTTGGTGCAACACTTGAGTAAATGTTATTTGATGGCTCAATATATGGGTCATCCGGTTGAACAATTACTGAATTTGCAATGGGTGTAGCAGGTGGAAAGGCAAAGACCTGCCACACCCCAGCGTTCTCTAACGCTGTCGCAAGGGTTGACCTGAGAGTTGTAACGGCAACTGTCATTAGCCAACCAAGCCATTAGGTGATAAATGATTTGCTAACAAACCTTTTACCCTAGACAAGAGGCTGAAACCCATGCGGTAAGGTGATGGCTGAAAATCAGGTGAAATACCACCTGCATTTGATGCTTGTCTTGCTTGCCAAATATCTACTGCAATCATTAAAGATGCTTCTCGAATTTCAGGAACAGTTGCGTAATCTCCATAAGTTTCTCCAGCAACTACTCCAAATGGATTAACTGGATGTAAAGGTGCGGCAACATTATTATTGCCAGTAATTGCATAAGTAATTGTGTCTTGACCAACTCCAGTAATTGTTTTTGAACCGTTATGCTTGCTTCCGTTGCCTGAGATTACAACTACTTGACCAATATAAAATTCTTTTGAAATGTCATAATTAAAATAAAGCGTACCTGTATTAGTTGTATTGCTGTGACCTGTATTGTTGTAGGTATTGCGCCATAGATAGCCACTAACAATGTTTTCAGCGCTTTGACATACTTCTTCAACTATGGAATCAGAATATAAAGCACCAATACCTAGTGCAGAACGAAGTTCTGCTACCGTTACATAAGTTGCTGCCATAATTCCCTTTCTAAGAGTGAGAGGGCTAAGGCTTCCAAAGCCCTCTCACATTTGTTAACCTAAATTATGTTAGGTTAAAGCGGCGAACTCCTGCGCCACCCTTTGCTACATAAATTGCCATGTAACCGTACATGTTAATTTCTACCTCACCTGAAGTAAGAACATTAACGCGAAGTTGAGTGGTTGGTGACTCCCAAACATATACTGACTCAGGTGCTACCAAGAATGCAGACTCATCAACAATTCCTGAAACAGAAATATTGTGATCTACGATAAGTGAAGTGCCAAGTACATTACCAACAATGCTTGTAGGTACTACTGCACCTGAAGCGTTTTGTGTTTGTCCTTGAGCAGAATATAGAGGGCGTGAAGAACCATCAACATAACCGTTGATTGCTGCCCATTGGTCAGTTGATGCAACAAGTTTATTAGCGAAGTTTCCGCCAGTTCCCTTGTATGCTGCTGCTGACTGTACTGCAATGAATGATTGCAGACCTGCTGCTGTTGCTGCTACTGCAGTTGCTTGAGTTCCTGAAGCAGTAAAGGCTGCGATAAGTGCCTCATCTGTTGCCTTCTCATATCCCTTGCGCATTTCTTGTACTAGCAAGTTTTCAAATGCTGGGTTTGAGAAATCTAATAACTCAAATGATACGCGGTTGATTGAAGAATACTTAGCCGCTGTAATTGTGTCATAAGTTGAGGTCATTCCTGTTTCAGATGGTGCGCCACCTTCAGCAACTGAGGCTGTAGTTGGTGCTGTTCCCATCTTAGGAACTGTAAATGATAATTGAGGTACTGCACCTGCGCGTGTTACTGCTTCAAATGCAGGGCGACCTGAAAATGTAGTTGTAACGAAATCGGTTAGGTGTGCTGGCAAAGTTAGACCAGTATTTGTTGAAGTTGAATCATCAGCAGCAAGAATAATCTGACGCGCCTCATCATCACCGCGTGCGGCTTTGATTTGGTTTGATAGATATTGTGCTGAGGTCATTGGTGCAACGCGTGGTTTTGTATAAACCGCTGCTGTAACTGTTGGGCGTGAGGCTTCAACCGCTGGGGTCTCTACTACCTCGGTCGCAACAGGTGTGTCAGGTGTTGTGTTTTCCACAATTTCCTCTGTTTCTGTTTTGGTTTCGGTTGAAACTGCCTCTGTATTTTCAGATGCAGCAACGCTGGTTACTTCAGCAGATTTAAACGCTGCTGCTTGTACTAGCGAAACTTCCATGAGGCGAGCCGCGCTAACGCGATATACTCCACCTTTGTTAATTCCTTTTATTACTTCTACGCCAACAGATAAACCGCTGCGTAAATCTTCAGATGCTTCAATAAGTGCGTCTGTTCCTCTTGTTGTATTGCTCACTTTAAATTCAGCAAAAATTCCAGTTGAATCTTCAACTACGCTTTTCATTCTACCTAAAGGTTTTTTTGCGTCATGCTCAAACAAAAGTTTTACATTCTTTGGGTCATCAATTTGAATAGACCCTGCTTCAAATACAACTTTGCCGGCTGAGGTATTACCAATCTCATTACCAAATGGCACAATTTTGCCAGCGATAATACGGCGAGACTCTGAAGCCTCTAAATCTGCACTAAAGTTAATTATTTCCATTAGGACTCAATTCTTCCATTGCCATTGCTTGTTCTACTGTAATTAGACCAAGGTTAAGCATTTTCTCGATTACATTTAATCTTTCCATAGGGTTAGCGCGTAAAAAGCCGCTGTCCATATCAAAAGAAACATATTGTGTATTAGGTGTTAGATCATCCATTGAAAATCTTTGCTCAATGGCTGAAATGAACGGTTGTAAAGATAGTGAAACAAATTGACGGCGCTCATCTTGGACATTTGCATAGGTCATACTATTGTTCATGTCCGCGCTAATATAATATGCAGGAACATTGCAAAGTCTTGCAATTTGAGTTGCCATGTACTGTTGACTTTCTGAGTACATCATATCTTTAGGTGAAAATGAAGTTGGTTGATATTCTAAACTTGAAGTTAAGTAAGCGGTTGATCTTTCTGATCTACTACGCTTCCATGCTGCCAATAATCCGGCAACTTCCTTATCACCAAGGTCTGCACCATTGTTTTTCAAGATACCGCTTGGAATTGGAGTGGCTGCTGCAACTGCTGAGGCTTTTTCTAAATCAACTGCTGCTCTTAAAATTCTTGCACCATTGGCAAGGATTCCTTCTCCACCTAATTGTATTGTTACAAGGCTACCAATTCCTGACATTGGTCTAGATTTAGAATCTACCCAATATTCATCAACAAAAGTTGAATTATGATTTAATTGTGCAATTACGCGATTGTTAGAAACAAATTCAAATCTTGCTGGTCTATTATCATCTTGGTAAACTTCGGTGACTTCAAGATACGCTGTACCGTAGAATAATAATGCGTCACAAATCCAACTTAGTACAACAGTATTTGGTGCGCTTTTTGAAATTTGATTTAGCCAAGGTAAATTTGGCACTTCTTCATCTGTTGCTTTTAATTCAGTAGTTAATTCCATTGAAGAAATAACTCCGGCAATTAAATTGCGACAGCGTGCAACGGCAGGAACTGACATTGCTTCATTTCTTGTAATTCCGATTCCGGAAGTTAAGGTAAGTAATCCTTGAGTGTCAGGAACTACCATTGGCGCGTTTTGCGCAGTTATAGAAGGTTTTGCGATTGGTGCAACTAAATTAGACCAAAATCCCATTAGAGAATTATATCATAATACTTAGACAAAAATCTTAGGTATTGAGATAGGTTTGCTCAACATGTGGACTACCATTGCTGTTGATATTGCGGCGCAGACATCTCCGGCGCTTTTGCGTCTAACAATTCTCCATCCAGCATCATTTGTTTTAGCAGCGCAGTTATTCATACTACTTACCCATTCAGGTTGACCTGAGTGTAACAATCTTAAATTTGAAAGATTGTCAGCAAGTTCCCCACATGCTTGATAAAAGGTCTGCCCTGATATATCAATCAATTTATGACCTGATTGCTCAAGTTTTTGGGCAATAGAGGCAGTCGCATAGCGATCATAAGCAATTTGAGCCGGTCTATATTTCATTGCCCATTCATGAATTGAACTAGCCATTTTGACTTCGTCAATGGCAACTTCACTACTAAAGGTTTCCATTACTCCGACTGCAATTTTGCCATCAACTATTTGACCGGCAACTAAAGCGCCGGTGCGCTTGCTTGGACTAACATCAAACGCCATAACCGTCATTGCGCCGACTGGAAGTATTAAGTCAGATACCGAACAAGCCTCAATGCTGCCAAATGTCCAAGGAGAAACCTGAGAATCAATCCACATGCAAAGTGTTTCGGTCAAAGTGGCTTCAATTGAGTTGGTGGCAATAGATTCCTCAATTGCTTCTTCAGTTACGGTATATCCAAGGGCAGGATTAGCCATTGCCCAGTATTTACGGTTTCTAATGTCTTGTCTTGCAGCCATAGGTGCTGAATACTCCCAATAGCCAAAAGTCTTACTTGGATAATCCTTTGCGCGTTCAACCATGTCATTTAAGACTGTGCTAAAGGCATCTCCGGCATTTGAAGTTAATAAGGTTTGCGAATTAGGTCTTGCTCGAGTAATCGGTACTGCGGCTTTAAATGCTTCTTCCGAGATTTCACGCACCTCATCAATGTAAAGTAGGTCTGCACTTTTTCCGCGGCTTCCGTCTCGAGTGGCTGCAACAATCTCATATCTTGCACCATTGAGCAAGGTAATTGATTCTTGACCATTGGCGTAGCGAATCCGCCGAACTTGGGCTTTTAGAAAGTCATTGTCCTCAATTGTGTTTGCAACATGCCTAAAGGTATCTAAAGCCATGTTTCGGTTAGATGACATTGCAATTATGTTCTTTTCGCCAAATAGGAACAATCCAGCCAAGATACGCATGCGTGCTAGGTGAGTCTTACCTTGTTGTCTCGCAACTAACAGCAAATTGGTCTTTCGGATAAAATTGTTATTCGAATTCACGCTCAACATATCCTCAAGTACATAATGCTGCCAAGGAAGCAACGGCATGCCTATTTTCTCAGCAAGATCAGCCACCTCAGCAATTCGAGACTTGGTTTTTAGAGGCGGGGTCTGCAATCTAGGTTTTGTTGAGCCTAAAACCTTTTTTGGAGTTGCCCCTCGTTGCGCGGGTTTGCGCTTGGCTTTAATTGGCTTTGAGTCGGTTGTCATGGCTTTTGAAAAGGCGACAAAGGGCGTGTGACCTGCGTCTCAGGGAGAGAAGTATCAGC